GCAGTGTGTCGCTGGCCACGCCGGACATTTCGGCCGCGTACTGCAGTCGCTGCAGCTCCTCCACGCCGACGCCGATCTTCTGGGCTGCTTTGACGGTTTCGTCTGCGGCCGTGGCGAACCTCATCAACTCGTGGGCCAGTACGCCAGCACCTGCGACCAGTGCGCCGCCGATGGCAGCGCTGGCCACGCCCGCCGCATTGGTCATGGCCTCCATCCGGTTGGATGCGGTGTAGGCGGCCTTATCCATGGCGCTGGTGAACTCGGCAATATTGGCCGATAGGCTGACGACCCGTTTACCGAGTGCTGCCATGTTCAATCCTTCTTGATGATCCTGTCGCCGAACCACGCCCGCAGCGCGGTGGGTCCATCCATTTTGGGCCCTTCGACCTCTTCGCGGCGCAATGCGAAGTAGGCCCGCCATTCCTGAAGCTCCCGGCTCGACATGCGCCTCAGCATTTCGCCGACTGGCATGTGCAGCTTCTCGGCCAGCGCGAAGTAGAACACGCGCTCGGGCCGGGCCGTCAGTTTCCCTTCAGTTCCTCCAGGTCGGCATCACCCAGACCGTTCAGACGCTGCGCGACCTTGCAGACGCGCTCGAGGGCTGCGCTGGACTTGCGGCCCAGGGCCTCTGCGTCTTCGGCGCTGAACAGGCGGGCGCCGTTCTCGTCCACCACGGTGGCGGCGACCAGGCGGGCGCGGACGTTGGCCAGGTTCGGCTCGGTCTTGGTGCTGCCTGGGCGCCGGGTGATCAGGGACTGCTCCCATTCATCGCGGGCAGCGCCGGACATCGTTCCGACCAACACCTCGCCGCCCCACTCAGGGACAGCCACGCGCTCGGAGCGGATGTCAGATGCGGCCAGGATGGCATCACGGGTGAGCATCATGTGGATCAGGCCTCCGTGATCGCGCCGGTGATTTCCAGGGTGACCTGGGCCTCGACCACGCCATCGACTGCGCCCGAGACGCTGAACCCGGTGACGAATGCGTCAAACGTCCAGGTCGTGGCCGGTGCGGCGTCGGTGAAGGTGATGCGAAACGGCACCTTGGATCGGGCCGCGCGGTCGGTGCGCAGGGCCTTGTGGACCGTGTTGTCGGGGACGTAGTTGATGGTCAGCTGGAGCTGGCCCTCGTCCGCCAGGCCCATGCGCTTTTCCTTGGCCAGGCTGGACAGGTTGGTCACGTCGATGACGGACGCCGAACCACCGGGACCGGTGAAGCTCTTGACCTCGGGGATTGTGGTGTAGGTGATGGGGGAGCCAGTGCCCCGCGCAATCAGAATGCCTTGTGCCTCGATGGCGATGCTGCTCATATTTAGCTCCGTTGCCAGATGTTAAAGTCCACGATCACGCGGAAGTTTTTAGTTTCCGGGTCTTGATCGTCCAGTTCCATGGTGCGCGTGCATTTTAACCCCTCTGCGCCATTCAGGGCCACACTCACAGCCGCCGCTAGTTGCTTCGCCTCCAGCAGTGTCTGTGCGTAGTGTGAGAATTGTAGCCGCACATTGTCCAGCCCGGAAAACCCTTGCAGGGAATTCACTGGCGTGGTGGCCACACGTTGCCATACAACGGCTGGCAGCGGGTCGCCTTGAGGGCGAACCAGGGCGTAAATTCTTTGACCACAGATCGCCTGCACTGCAGTGCTGGCGCTCAGTACATCGATCACCTGTTGCTCGATCACTTTTCCCCCGCCAGTTTGTCGATGCGCTCGGCCAGCTTGGTCTTGACAGCCTGGACTGCGGCATCCTTGGTGGACTCGAACGCGGGGCGCATGAACGGCCTGGCGGCCATCTTCTCGGTGCCGAACTCCACGAACGGGAAGTACCAGCCGTCCCGCTTCTTGGCCTGTTCCTTCTTGCCTTGGCGCGCGCCGACGTAGAACGTCTGCTGCGTGTCGCCGGATTCCTCGCGGATCTGCTTGGTGTAGATCGACCGGCGCAGGGTTCCGCTGTCCACCGGCACGTTCTTTCTCGCCTCGGCTGCGACCACCCGTGCGCCGGCAGCCACGGCCGCGCGCAGGGCGTTCTTGGCCAGCTTCGGGGACATCTCCAGCAGCTTGCGCTCCAGCTCCTTCAGGCCCTGGACTTCCATCTTCACGCCATCAGCCATTGCTCGGGCCCTCCATGCACATCAGCTGCAGTTCTTCGTGCCGTTCCTTCGGGTCGATCACGCTGTGGATGTTGTAGATCCGGCCAGCGTGGCGCACCCGGTGCGCCGGCGTGATGCCTGCCCGGTAACGGATCCGGATCCTGGTGGTGACCTCGCTCTGAACCTGCTGCTGTGCCCAGAACTCGCGGCCCCGCAGCGGCTCGATGGATGCCCAGACGGCGGCGAGCGGCGCCCAGGCGGTGACGGGCTCGCCGATGGCATTGCGCGTCGTGGCCTGCGCCTCGATGCTGATGCGCTTGTCCATGCGGCCGGCGTCCATGGCTCAGACCTCCCAGAGCTTGTGAGCGTCCAGCAGCCGCTCGCCGTAGGGAACCACGGTCAGGGGCTTTTCGCTGACGGCCTCGCGGTGGCGGTACATGTGCGCGACCTGCAGCAGCACGAACTGTTTGACCGCAGCCGGGGCATTTGCGCCCCAGCCCGCCGTGTAGTTCACGGTCAGGGCGTTGGCCGTTTGCATGGTCTCGGGCCATTGCGTGCCGGCCGCCGGCTGGATCCTGCCGGGCTCGCTTGCGCTGTCCACGCTGTACTCGGTGGCAGGCAGCGTCTGGGTGGCGCCGTTCGGGTCGATGTACTGGATCGACTGCACCGACACGATGGGCGGGTGAAGCAGCCGGATTTCGGCGGGAAAGGCGTCCAGCGTCAAGCGCCACTGGGTTGTGGCAATGCTGCGCCGGGTCATGCTCTCGGCCAGCTGGGTCGCGGCCTCGATCATCGCCCCGATGTCTGCGTCCTGCGCCCCGTCGGTGGCAGGCACGCCCGTGTCGTCAATCCGCAGGCGGAACTTGGCCTCGGTCAAGGAAACCGGGTATTGGGTCTGTGCGATAAGTCGTGTGGCCATGCATCATCCTCGGCGTGATGTCTGGATTTGACTCTGACGGCCAGGTGGTGTTGTGCTGGATTTGCGCGGCGCACGGTTGGGCGCTGCGGGTTTTTCGTTATCCGCCGATTCCTCCAGGGCGCCGGCCTCGCGGGCTGCGTCCAGCAGGTGCTCGGGGCATTCCTCGCCAGCCTCGATCCACTCGGGGTAGATCTCGCCCGCGCGGGCACCGAAGATTCGTTTCGTGAGTTTCATGATGAAAAGCGGGGCCGAAGCCCCGCCCCCTTATCAGGCAGCCACGTTCAGAGCCTTCATCGACTCCGGGTTCAGCAGACCGCCACCGACGCGCTTCGTGGTGTAGAACATCACGTAGGGCTTGTTGGTGAACGGGTCGCGCAGCACGCGCACGCCGACCGAATCAACGATCAGGTACGAGCGCTGGAAGTCACCGAACAGGATCGGACGGGTGCCAGCAGCCACGTCAGGCATCGCCGGGACTTCGGTCACGCCGTAACCCAGCAGCGTCGAGGGCGTGCCGGCCTGGTAGGAAGGCTGCCAGAGGTAGTTGTTCTGGCCGTCCTTGAGCAGGCGCACAGCGCGCATCGTGTTGCGGTTCATCGTGAAGCGGGCGTTGCCAGTGAACGCGCTGGGCAGGGCATGCACCAGGTTCACCAGGCCGTCGGCGGTCAGCGCAGATACGTTGCCGCTGTTGGTGGCCAGGATCGCGCCCATCGGGTGAGCCGTCGCGTTCGCGCCGCCGGTGATGTAGGTCAGGATGCCGTTCGGGCGGTTGTTGGCGCCGGTGCCGGACACGAACGCGACGCTCTCTTGGAACGCGAACTCGGTCTGCACTTCGCCAGCCAGCCAGCCCTCCAGGTCCACCAGGCTGTCGTCCAGCATCTGCTGGGTCGCGGCCGGGTTGGCGTAGATTTCGCCAACGGCGTAGGTCAGCGTGCCGAACGTCGGGGTGGCGGTCTCGGTGCGAGCCGTGGTTTCGCCGACCCAGCCGGACACGGTGCCGCGCATGTTGAACAGCTTGCTGAACGAGCCGGTGCTGATGGTCTGCACGGAGCAGATCTGGCGCATCGGGGAAACCTGGACCAGCCTGTCGGTGATCGTGCGGTCCCACTCGGTCGGAGCGGTGAAGCCACCCTCGGCGGCCAGGCCTTTGTTCAGCGCAGCCTGGACGGTGCCCTTCTGGATGTGGGCCTTGAAGGCTTCGGTGTACTCGCGGTCCTTGATGCGGGCGTCAGGCGCACCACCCATCTGAGCGGCGGCGGCTCTGGCGTTGGCCTCGTCCACGGCGCGCTGCAGCAGGTCGATCTGCGCGTTGATGCGGTCAACCTTGAGGGCTTGCAGGGCGTCGGAATTGCCCTTCTTCACGTCGTCCAGCTGAGCCTGGTGCTCGGCCTTGAAGTCGTGGAACGCCTTCTGCAGTTGCTCGATGGTGGCTTTCACGTCACCGGCTTCGGCGCGGACGGAAATGATGCCGCGCTGGATTTTGTTGGCTTGTGCCATTTCAGTTTCCTTTCAGGGAATGGATCAGGGATTGCAGCGATGCTGCGATGTCTTCGCCAGCGCCCGGCTTGGCATCTTTCCCGACAGCGCCCGGCTTGTCGGAAAACAGGGCGTGGAGCGTGTCGCGGCGGGTGCTGCGGGTGTACCCAGCCTTCGCCATTGCGGCCTCCACCAGCGCCAGGGCCTTGCGGTTGCCTTGCGCCTTTGTCTCGTCAATCAGCACGGATTCGCGCTCGATCAGGCCGGATGCCCAACCCTCGTCCACGGCCTGCGCGCTGTTGATCCATGTCTCGGCGTCCATGAGCTCGGCCACGCGATCGGCCTTGATGCCGGTGCGGGCGGAATAGACGCCGGCCATCGCCTGGTCGAACGGCTCGAGCTGGTCGGCCGCGGTGCGCATGTCGTGGCGGTTGCCGACGGCCACGGCCCAGGCGTTGTGGATCATCAGGAACGCGCCGTCGCCCATCAGCAGGTCGTCGCCGGCCATGGCGATCACACTGGCAGCACTGGCGGCCAGGCCCATCACGCGGACGGTGACCTTGCCGGGATGCTCGCGCAGCATGTTGTAGATCGCCACGCCCTCAAAGAAATCGCCGCCGGGGCTGTTGACGTTGACGACCACGTCGCGCTTGCCGATGGCCCGCAGCGCCGCGCCGATGCGCTTGGCCGTGACGCCCTCGCCCTCCCAGGTCATCCCGATGGGATCCAGGATGCTGATCGTGGCTTCGTCTTCCTGCGCGGCACGGATTTCCGGCGTCCAGCGCTCGATGGCGTCCGGGCGCATGTCGAAATGCACGCCGCTGGGCGCGAATGCTCGGATCTCTGGAAGTTTTCGCAGGCTCATGTTTTTACCTCTGCGCGGATTCTACCTGTTCCGAAGGCGGCTGTGTCATCGGATTCGTCAGACTGTCCGAACCCGGCTCGTCGGATACCGGTAAATCCGACAGGCCGCGCACCTCGTTCTGGCTCATCCATGGCCGGGTTCCGCCTGCGCCCAGCGCCTTGGCGAAGAAATCGGCCTGGTCCTTCATCGACCCGCGCAGCAGGGCGCGTTCGTTGAACTTCGGGTAGTAGCCGCCGCGGTCTGCCTCATCCAGCAGGGTGCGCTCGATGGCTTCCTCCCAGGCGCGGAACCACGGCGCCAGCGTGTATTGCACGAAGAACAGCCCCAGCTGCTCGATGCCGCTACCCCAGCTGGTGTCGTCCATCATCAGCAGCGGGCGGGGCACCCCAAACGCCCGGGCGACTTCCTCGATCTGGTGGTTGCGGTTCTCGATGTGCTGGCTGTCCGCGGCGGTCTGCGCGAACTTCTCGGCCTTCATGCCTTCCTCGAGCACCATCCAGCGGTGGGCGTTGTCGCTGCCGCTGTAGCGCTCGGACATGCTGGCCTGCAGCTTCTCGTAGGCTTCGGTGGACAGCGTGCCGGGGTGCGTCAGGGCGCCGCCGACCATCATGCCGTTCTTGAACAGGCGGGCCGCGGCGCTTTCGGCCTGCAGTGCCAGCCCGATGGCCTCACGCGCCAGCCTCACGCGGGACAGACCCTTGACGCCATCCTCGCTGATGTCGCGCAGGTGCAGCACATCGCGCGGCTGGTAGTCCACCGTGCCACCGTCGGGCCTGGTGTATCGGTAGATCATCGTCCAGTCGTCCTGCAGCTTCGGGTCCATGCTGGTCGTTGGCACCGGCGCCAGGCGGATCGGCCGGCCCATGCTGCGCACGACCACGGCGTAGGCGTTGCCGTGCAGAAGTGCCCGCATCTGCATCGTGGATTTGAACTCGTAGGCGGTCTGCCAGGCGTTGGGCATGCCGCGCAAGAGCCGCTGCACCGGGTGATCGGTGGCCACCGCCCGGCCGTCGTTGCGTTCGTGCAGGTTGAGCGGCAGCATCCCGATGGCCTCGCTGATCAGCGAAACCGACCGCATGACGGCCATGTTTCCCAGGGATTTCAGCGGGGTGACGTAGGCGCCTGACTGGGTGGACCCGCCTCCGCGCATGAAATCCAGCAGGGCCGGGTCGTCCAGCCCGGAAAACAATTGACCAACGTTGGCCTGGGGGCGCGCCGCCTGGGCTTTCTTGGTGCGGAACAGGTCAAAAATTCCCATACGGCGTCCAGATCAGATCATCAACACACCGCGCCGCTCGTAAACGGACGGCCCGGTGACCTCTGGCTTGTTCGGCATCACGCCCACAGCCATCGCCAGTGCAACCATCCCGTCGATGCGCCCGCTGGCCTTCGATTTTACGAACTTGCGGTTCTCGGCTGCGTCTTGTTGCACGGTGGCATTTTGAGCGCACATGGTCAGGACGGGGTGGTTCGCATGCCGCAGTTTTCGGTTCAATAGGGCGGATTCTAGCTCACGAAGCGCCGGCGACATAGATGCAAACCCTTGGCCGAATTCGATGAATCGCTCCAGCTCGCGCTCGGTGAAGCCCGCCTTCTCGAGCCACGGCCGCAGGAATCGCATGTTGTATCGGTCGAACGCCAGGGCCTGCACATTGTAGCGGTTGAACACGCCGCGCAGGTATTGCGCCACGAACTCGTACTGGATCGACGCACCGGGCGTGGTCTCCAGGTGGCCGGTCTTTGCCCAGATGTCGTAGGGCACCCGGTCCTGTCTGGCGCGTTCGGCCAGGCCATCGAACGGCAGCCAGAACGTGGGCAGGATGCTGAATTCCTTCCCATGATCGGCCGCCAGCACCAGCGCGGTCAGGTCGTTGACGGCCGACAGGTCCAGCCCCCCGTAGACCGGCGTGCGCGCGTCGATGGGCAGCGGCTCGCCGCCGTTGTCGGTCCAGACCGTGCGGGACACGAACGGCGACCGCGCCTCGACCCGCTGGTTAAGCAAAAGGTTCCTGAAGCTGTTTTCCGTGGCCGGCATCCGCTGCGCCTGGTTGGCCTGTTCGCGCAGGTCGTCCAGCGAGCGGAACAGGCCCAGCGCTGGGTTCGCCGCGCTCCATGCCGCCTCGTCCAGCAGGTCGCAGCCGGCCGGGGCATCGTACAGGTGGCACACGATGCGCGGGTCTGCGCTGGCCTTTGCGTCATCCAGCCAGATGCTGAACAGGTCGGCATCGGTGGGCGCCTGGGTACTGATGGCGATCAGCAGCGGGGCTGCGTGCGCGCCCTGCGACGTGGTGATGGCGTCCACGAAATCTGACTGCGGGCCGCGGATCTGGCCCACCTCGTCCAGGATCGCCAGGACAGGGGATAGGCCGTGGGCGGTGGCACCGTCAGCCGCCAGGGCCTTGTATTCCACGTTGCGCGCCAGGCCGACGATGGCCTTCTTGGACGGAATCACGCGCGTGACCTCGGCCAGGCGGGGCTCTAGGCGGATCATGTCGCTGGCCAGCTTGAACACCAGCGCGGCCTGGTCGCGGCTCATGGCGCCCGACACGATCTGGCTGTTGGCAGTGGCCTCCGGGCCGCAGATGTGCGCCAGCAGGATGCCGGCGATCAGGCCGGACTTGCCGTTCTTGCGCGCGATGGACAGGTAGGCCCGCCTGGTTTCGGCCGGGTTGTCGTAGATGTCCCGGATGAACCGCTGCTGGAACTCGGCCAGGCGCAGCGGCTTGCCGACATGC